TAGAAGCTAAAATTAGATTAAGTCAAGCTGAAAGAGATACATTATATGATGCTAAAGTGAATCCAATAGCAACATTCCCACAAACAGGAGTTTGTATTTGGGGTCAGAAAACGCTACAAGAAAGATCAACAGCACTAGATAGAATTAATGTTAGAAGATTATTAATTACACTTAAGAAATTTATTGCAAGTTCTTCTAAATACTTAGTATTTGAACAAAATACAATTCAAACTAGAAATAGATTCTTAAATATTGTTAATCCTTATTTAGAATCAGTACAACAACAACAAGGATTATATGCCTTTAGAGTACAAATGGATGACAGTAATAATACACCAGATGTAATTGATAGAAACCAATTAATAGGTGCGATTTATTTACAACCAACTAAAACGGCAGAATTTATAGTACTTGACTTTAATATTTTACCAACAGGAGCGTCATTCCCAGCATAAAAAAGGAAAAAAATTATATTTATAATAGAACAATAAAATAACATAAAAAAATGGCAATATTAGACTCAACACAAATGATGTTCACAGCATTCGAACCTAAATTACAAAATAGGTTCCTGATGGATATTGATGGAATTCCAGCATATTTAATTAAAAAAATTGATAGACCAAACTACAGTGCAAACAATGTAACTCTTGATCACATCAATACAAAAAGAAAAATTAAAGGAAAATCAGTTTGGAATCCTATTACTTGTGATCTATATGATCCAGTAACACCTTCAGGTGGTCAAGCTGTAATGGAGTGGGTTCGTTTAGGACATGAGTCAGTTACAGGTAGAGATGGTTACTCTGATTTTTATAAAAAAGAAATTCGTATTCAAACATTAGGACCCGTAGGTGATATTGTTGAAGAATGGATCCTAAAAGGTGCTTATTGTACATCTGCTAATTTTGGTTCTATGGATTGGTCATCAGATGCACCTGCAAACATTTCAATAACAATAGAAATGGATTATGCTATTTTAAATTTCTAATATTTTTATTTATATTAAAGAAAAAGCGCCTTTTTGGCGCTTTTCTTATTCTTACATATATGTATATCCGAACTAGTTTTAATTAAATAACGTTATGGAACAATCAAACAATCAATTTCCCGCTGAGGAAGTTACACTACCTTCAAAAGGTTTACTTTACCCCGAAGAATCTCCATTAAAAAGTGGAATCATTGAGATGAAATATATGACCGCTAAAGAAGAAGATATTCTTACTAACCAAAACCTAATAGCTAACGGTACAGTAATTGATAAATTACTTCAATCATTAATAGTTTCCCCTATTAGTTATAATGATTTATTAGTAGGTGATAAAAATGCTATATTAGTTGCAGCTCGTATTTTAGGTTATGGAGCTAATTATTCCTTTACACAAGATGGAGTAGAACACACAGTAGATTTATCAGAGTTAAAAGACAAATTTTTAGATGAATCTTTAGTTATAGATGGTAAAAACGAATTTAGTTTTACACTTCCTACATCTAAAAAAGAAATTACTTTTAAACTTTTAACCCATGAAGATGAGAAAAATATTGATAGAGAAATTAAAGGTCTTCAAAAAATTAATTCTAAAGGTAATTTTTCTTCAACTACAAATTTAAAGCACACAATACTTTCAGTTGATGGTGATTATGAAAAGAAAACTATTAGAAATTTTGTTGATACTCAGTTGTTAGCAAGAGATGCAAGAGAATTAAGAAAATATATTGAAAAAATCCAACCCAATACTAATTTAGTATATGATTACGAAGATAGTAATGGTAATGTAGTTGAAAGAGCTATTCCTGTTGGTATTAACTTTTTTTGGCCTGACGCCTCAATATAAAGCTACTTTATTTGGCCAAATACATGATCTGGTGTACCATGGTGGTGGTGGATTCATACACTCAGAAGTATATAACATGCCTATTTGGTTACGTAAATTCCATATAAGTAAAATTAATGATTGGTTAGCTAAACAAAGAGAAGAAGCAGAAAAGGTAAAAAAACAAAATTCACCTTCTTCGGGTAAACCTCAAGGACCTAATATTAACCCTTCATCAACTTATAATTTTAAAAAGTAAAAGGTATCATAGATACCTTTCTTTTTTTATATTTATTACCGAATAATCTTATAATATGTTAAAAAACTATCCATATAGAGATCAAGATGCTGGTAATCCAGGTGGGGATAATTCTAAACGTTTAGCCCAAATAAACCAAGAAAGAGAAGCACTTGAGATGAATGCTCAAGCAATGAGAAAATATAATGAGATAGGTAAACAAACATATAATGAAATTAACGATTTATCTAAACGTTTTTCTGAAATGGCCGCTGATGAAGCATTTGCCCTAGAAAAATCTAGTACTCAACTAAGAAGTAAACAAGATCTTTTAGCAGCAGCCGCTAAAAATGAAAGAATAAATTTTGATTTAAGAGCCAAAGCTGCAGAATTTGCGGGTACTGCTCAAGAAGAACAATATAAAAAATTAATTAAGCGTAATGAAACTGAAGCTAAAGGTATTCAAGATCAAATTCAAGCTAGAAACGAATTAAATAAAAAAATGGGGATCTTTGATGATCTTTTAAGAGCATCAAACCAACTTCCACTTATAGGAGAATTAAATGTAGGTAATGAGGCTTTAGCAGCTATGGAATCAGCTTTTATTAGAACTGGTAGTAGAGCAAAAGCTGTAGGGGCTGCTGTAAATGTATTTACTAAAGCATTAAGACAAGCTGGTCCTCTTATAATATTTGTCAAAGCAGTAGATGCTATGCTAGATTTTAGCAAAGCTATTACCCAAGCAGGTAGAGAATTAGGAGTTAGTAGAGAAGAAGCCACAGAATTTGGCAGACAAATGCAATTTGCAGCATTTCAATCAGGTGATGTATTAGCTACTTCTTTAAAATTACTAGAAGTTAATAGTAAATTAAATGCTATAAGGGGAACAGCTGTTAAGTTTACAAACCAACAATTAATAGAATCAAATAGATTATTAGAAACAGAAGTTTTAACAGCAGATGCAGCAGGAAGATTTTCCCAATTAGCTAATATAAGTGGAATGTCAATCAGAGAAACCACTAAGGCAGCAATAGCAGGTACTGTAGCAGCAGAACGTGAAGGTGGTGTTCGACTTAATTTAAAATCTATATTAGATGCAACAGCTAAAGTAACGGGCCAAGTTGCAGCTAATTTAGGAGGTAATCCTGAAAAAATAGCTAAAGCAGTAGCACTAGCTAAACAATTTGGTATGGAATTACAAGATGTAGTATCTACATCTGAATCTTTATTAAATTTCCAATCATCTATAGAAGCTGAACTCCAAGCGGAATTATTTACAGGAAAACAAATTAATTTAGAAAGAGCTAGGTTAGCAGCATTAACAGGAGATTATGATACTTTAACTAAAGAAATTAATAAAAATGTAGGTAGTTTCTATGAGTTTAGTCAATTAAATGTTTTAGCCCAAAGACAACAAGCTGCAGCTTTTGGTATGACTGCAGATCAAATGTCTGAAATGTTACTAAAACAAGCAGATTTAGCAACTTTAAAACAAAGAGCTAGAGATGAAGATAATGAAGCACTCTTAACAAATTTAGAACAATTAGATGTTCAGCAACGATTAGCTGTAGCAATGGAAAAACTATCAAAAATTGCGGCAGATGTACTAACTGTATTAATGCCCGCAATAGAGGGCTTTGCTAATCTTATAACAATGATAGCTTCAAATAAAATGCTAGCGGGTGCTGTAATGGGTGGATTAGGAGGATTTTTAGTAGGAGGTCCTTATGGTGCTTTAATAGGAGCAGTTGGGGGTGGTGCATTTGGTGCTATGAATGATGGGATAATAGGTCCAGGTGGGGAAACTGTAGTAAGTGGACCCGAAGGTACTATTAAATTAAATAAAAAAGATTCTATGATTGTAGGAACTGATCTAATGGGTGGAACTCCTACTAATGATAATAATAAAGAAATGATATCATTATTAAGAGAAAATATAGAAGTAAATAGAGCTAATAAAACTCTTTCTTTTAATAGTTTTGATGCACCTAAATTAGATAGTATAATAAAAACAACAGAAACTAAGTTTTCTTAATATATTTATAATAAACAATTAAAATTAACAACTATGGCTTTAAAAGACAAAAAATCACTTTATGACCGAAATACTAGAAATGTATTAGGTGACACAGTAGGTACGGAACCCCCATCAGATGGAACTTATTTTCAAGCAGATGGTAATACAGTTTCTCCTTTTGGTGTAGAAAGAGGTCTTAAATCAGACCAAATGGTAGAATTGTTAAACAAAAGTATTAACACATCTACAGGTAATGCATATATACCTTCTAATTTAGACAGACCTGGTGTAGATGTAGATAGATCACCACAAAAATACGAAGATAGATTACCATCATAGTATAATATGTCATTACTTAATCTACTTACTAACTCTAATTTAAGAGCAGATTCTAATATCACTTTTATATCTAAAGGTATAGAAACTAATCTTAATGAATCACCTTTTCATTTAAAAAGGGTGGAATGGGATATTACTGATTCTAAAGCAGATCCTGTTTATTTAATAGGAGAGTCTCATGAGGGTAATAGTATAGTAGATGGTTTAGGGATAGCAAGAGGGGGTTTTAAAGTTGCTATGGATAGAAGAGAAATAGACTTTGAAAGAATCTCTAAATTCTTGTATAACTCCCCTCAAGGTACTAATTTTTTACTTAGACAAACAGGATTACAACTATTAAATAAACAAGATAATCAAAGAATTTTTAATGGTGGTGTTAATATGTTAGCTCAAATAGCAGCATCAGGTTTATCTAATATAAAAAGAGAAGGCTTAACCCCAGTAGGTGCCGTAATAGATGCTATCCCTGGATTAGGTTTAACTGGAGAAGATGGGTATTTAAATTATTTTGTAGAAGAAGGTTCCTTATTTCAATCATCTGCTAATATAAAAGGATTACCTAGAGAAACTAAATATGGTACAGGTGATCCAGGAAAACCTATATCTAAAACATTTTTAGATAGTATTAAAGATTTAAACCCCTTCAAGAAAAAATCATCTGGATATAATGTATCAATAAAAGATAATTTTTCTAAAATAGATAAAATCAACTTATTAGATGTATTTACAGCACCCGGAGGAGTTATACCTTCTTCTATTGAAAAAGAAATAGGTACCCAAGATATGGTTAATTTTAGATTTGAGGTTGTAGATTCAGATAATCCTGTAAATTCAAATTTTATAATTTTTAGAGCTTTTTTAGAAAGTTTAAGTGATAATTTTAGTGCGGGTCACAATACAATAAAATATAATGGCAGAGCAGAAAGTTTCTATACATATAATAATTTTGATAGAGGAATTAGTTTAGGTTTTAAAATAGCAGCCCAAACCAGAAATGAAATGTGGCCACTATATAGAAAATTAAACTACCTAGCAGCCCAAACAGCACCTGATTACTCAGAATCAGGTAGGATAAGAACTCCTTATATGAAATTAACTTTAGGAGATTATTTTAATAGACTACCAGGTGTATTAACTAGTGTAACTATTAATTGGCAAAAAGATTATCCTTGGGAAATAAAAAATGACGAAAAATTAGATGCAGATATGTTAGTTTTACCTCATATTTTAGATGTATCTATTAATTTTAAACCAATCCACAACTTTACTCCTAAAAATTCACTCGATTCACCGTTTATAGGAATAGATAAGTGGGTAGTAGGAAAAACTCCTTCTACTAGTGTAG